GCGCGTATCTCGCAATTTCTTCTGGTGTTGCATCGTTTCCGGCGAACAATTTCGCCAAGGCTATTTTGTTTTCAAACTCCTGCTGCTTGGCCTTGGCGGTGGCCTGCGCCTGTGCGGTCTGGGCCTCGTACTTTGCCTTGGCAAGAGCGTTTTGCCTGTCAAGCTCCGCCTGCCTGGCCTGTTCTTCCCTGGCAAGGTCGGCATTATACATGCTGGTCCCCTGCTGCATAGCGGTGTTATAAGAACTCGCTAAAGCATCGTTGAACCAGTTGGACGTGTTGCTCAGTACGCCGGCCGCCTGCTGCTGCTTTTGGGCCGCGCCCGCTTCAATAAGCTGGGCAATTTTGTCCTGCAATTCCTGGGTCTTTTTCTGCTGCTCCAGGCGGGCGGCCGCGTCCGCGTTGCCGCGCTGCACAGATAGAGCGGTCTGCTGGGTACGGTTCAGGCCGGAATCGGTCAGGCCCATGTTGGCCATGGCTTCCTCTACCTTTCGGCGGCCAACCAGTTCCTGCACGGCATTGGCGTCAAATTGCTTCTGATACGCCTCCGGAAGCTGCTCTATTTGCGTTTGATAAGGCTTAGTGGAAGCAGCCGTTGTACGGTCAATCGCCGCATTCACACTATCAATAAGCTGCTGATCCGATTGCTTCCGCTGCTCGTGAATTTGGTTTAACGTCCCCTGACCCTTGCCGTATAATTCGTCAACGTATTCCTGTATTGACCTTGCCATTTATCTCACTTCCCCGTATACTTCATATCGAATAACCATGCCGTCCACCGCCATGGCACCGGCGCTATCGGCGCGGATTCCAAACCGTCTTATGCGGTTTACATGAGGCGTAACGGCCCACACACGCATATCCCCATCCCCATACATGCCGATTCGGTATGCATCCTCCTGCGTACCGAATTCCGTCACATAAGACAGTGTGATATACCCATCCGCCACATCGGTGGCGCCAATGTGCAGCTTGCGGACATTTTTGCGCCGTTCTGGACGACCGAAATCAAATAGTTTTGTCTGAAACATGGAGTGGATTGGGGTTGTGCCGTCAAGAACAAAATTCGTGGTTTTGGAATCTGCATCACCCGCCAACACATAGCGGATTATCCAATCTTCCGGTATACTTGTTTCTTCCGGAACCACCCGCCCTCGTCCAATCAGCACACAATTTTGACCGTCTGACAAGGCATGTATAAACCCCGTCTCCTGATTACTAAAATCCCATATGTACCACAATAAGCGCCGCGAAATCTTTTTGGGATCGGCGTAAGAACCTATTTGCGCAAAGGCGTTGTCCTTATAATTAAGAACGAGAACGCTGTTTTTCTTTCCAGATTCCAGATTCCCATTTATGAGCAGATAGTGCCCCTGCCAATCGCACGAAACTAGGCCTTTCGTGTTCGACCACCCGGCAAGTACGCTCTCGACGGGGCCGGATACATCCAATATATTCCGCTCGCTGTATTGACTAGCGGAACACAAGACATAAACCTTGCGGCTAGAGGAAGCCCATACCAGGCGATTATCACATAATTGTATGGTTCCGGGACAGTCGCATCCGATATTTGCGTGAATTTGCGTAATAGGGAACTTCGCCATATTGGCAGCCACGTCTATGATTTTACCGTCAATTACGTCCTGGGCCGTGAAGTCCCCGCCAGAAACATAAGTGGCGTAATACAGCTCCCGTTCCTTGAAAACGACCAACATATTTTCCTGCTTGGCAAACGCAGTTACGCTCTGGTTTGATTCTCCTACATATGCGTAGTTGTTCTCCGGAAAATACAAGGGATTGTTCGTGTCACTCCAATGAACAAGATTCTTGTGGCTTGAGTTTCCAGACACAAAATAGCGCGTACCGCCATTAATTCCGGAACGATCCCCGCCGAACCATGTCCCAAATTTCATGCCAAAAATTTTTGCTTTGTCAGTTGTCTGCTGACCGAACGCCGTTACGACTATATCGTTGTTTATCCCATTAGACGGTAGCGGTTTTTTCTGCCACGGCCCCGGATTGGTCTCTGCGTTTTCTCTTATCCAGGTTTGAATTGTGCCGTTTTCTTTAGAGGCTGTGAATTTAACCTCACACGCGGCAGAAGCGTCCTCTGAAAAGTTTAATGTAAGGACGTTGGATTCCGTCTCGTTTGCATCGATCGTCCACACCGGGACGGTGCTTCCATACATATAAGATATTGAAATAGGCTTGCTTCCATCCAAATTCTTTTGGGGCAAGACAAACCGGCTGCCTTTACCATCGGATGTAAACCCGGCTCGGAAGGCCGGTGTCAACATGTTATAACCTTCAAGCAACGTTCCATTTGGCGATTCCGGATTGTATAAGTCCGAATCTGTCCCCCTTCCGTTCACCGTAACCATAGGGGCATAAATTTCCGAATCGGCCAGTTTAATCCACGCTGTATGGCTTGTGTTCAATTCATACACATATCCTATATTGCTCTTAATCTTAACGAATGCATAAAACCCACAGCCCTTTGTTTTGTGCCCACTTTCTATAAGCTGGACATTGATTGTGGGCAGCGAAACAATAATTGTAATAGTGTTTCCAAGCTGTGTTTTTGTTCCATCTGAATGAAGCAATTCTATGGCGATGTGCGGATTAGCGAGCGGATTTTGAATTGTTATAATCGCTTTCATTGGTTCCCCGAGAAGATGATATGATTCGCTTGAGAAACTAACGGAATCAAACGGAAGCGTTAATTTTTCTATCTTCTCGGCATCGGTCATCAACCCCGGCCGTGTCCGGAGAGCCTGATCCTGCCACCACATATTGCAAACGTTGGTAAGCTGGTTATCCTCTACAAGATGTGGCGCATCCTTGAGGTTTACGCCGCCATCCAGCTTAGGAATAGTCACCCTGTACTGCGGACTTGCCTGCATTTTTGGAATACGCATGTTAATCCTCCCACACATTCGGTAGCACGTCGCCCCGTCGCACTGGCGGGCGCTTCACGGCGTTCCGTTTCTGCTGATACAGGCTGGAATAAAACTGCTGATTTTCCCCGTCCCCCTCGGACTGCGCCAAAAACATAGCGACGCCGTAGAGGATGGCGCTTTCTACGGCGTGCTGAGACAGCGGAATATCGTCGTTGATGTTGGAAAGCGGGATATATGCGTCTTTACGCTCCAACGGCCAAATATCGGCCATCACCTGATTGACGATATTTAACCCGCGACGGAACAATTCAGCCGATTGTGCGCCGTTTACGGCCCCATCTGCACCTGTATATCCCAGCAGGGACATAGCCCGCCGGAACACATCGTTTCCCGTCCGCATTACATCACCCCGATTTCCTGTAGCATGGCCGCCTGCTGCTCCGGCGGCACAGAATCAAACGCTTGGCGATATTCCGGAGGAAGCCCGTCAATGATGGATTGCACATCAATCCCCTGTTGTTCAGGCGCTTGCATAGCCGCCTCTTCCTGCGCTCTCTGCGCCTCCTGCATCTCGCGGATAAGGCCGGAAAGATTAGGAACAGAGCCTTTGGGCAGCCGCTCCAGGTACTGCTTAGGCGTGATAATCTGAGAAGCCAAGAGATTGTCTAGGGTGTTCACGCTCTGGATTTCACTCCACAGGGTAGACGCGCCAACGTCAACCTTTACCGAGATAAGCAAATCCCGGTACTTCTCGCCGTCAAACGGCATATACCACACGCCGTTTTCGTCCTCAATTTTCAGGCTGCGCCGCCCGTACATGGTCACCCACATCTCAGCCCACACGCGGGCCACGTCTTCCACAAAACTGTAAAACCGATTCTGTACCGTCTGCATAGGCATGGTTGCAGCTTCCCGCACTGCCACAATAGCCGATGTGTTGTCTGGCCGCACGTCACCCAGCGCCGCGTCGTTTGCCCCGGATTGGGTGAGCGTGTTGGAGATAAGGGAAGCGATATTGTTATCGAACGCGGGGGCGAAATTCGGCGGGTTTACATAGCGCACCGCGTTCAGCATATCCTCGGACGTACCGTTGATTTTGATGATTTGGCCGGGGTCGTTGGTGATTGGTTGGTTTACCACGTCCCCGTTGACCAACGTCAAGGGCATACCCAGCATCATCACCGCCCATACGCTGGCTGTCAACATCCGGTTAATGGCAATTTGGTTGGGAATGAGATAGGTAATTTCGCTTTCGCCATAAGCGCAGTTGCGCCGGCGTTCCCAGCGGAAGACGGCCAGAGGGTACAACCGCAGTTTGGTGTCCCACCTGTACCGGATAGTAGCGCCGCGCGCGGCCACAGAGGCCATAATCTTGCACGTGCCGTCCTTGGCCCACTCTTTCCAAAATTTCGTCAGCACCGTGGCTTTACGGCTATCCTCAGGCTCATCCTCTGACATGTCGCCAGCCATATACCCGGTATCCCTGTCAGGCTTAATCGCGTCGATTTCAGCCTCTGAACGGCCATTCCGGCGGGCCTCGCGCTGCAAATCCGCAACGCTCTTGCGCTGGGCGATAATGATATAGGGCTGCGCCTGCACGTCATATAGATTCGGGTCGCCAAAGTACACGTTTTCAATGTCCAGCACTTCACACGCAATATCCCCTTGGATGGGCGTGGTGCCGGATTCGTCCGCGTACAGCCCTGTACGGATTTTATCGTCCCAATAGGTGTACAGTACGCCGGTGCCAGACACATAGGCGTTGCGCAAGGCCTGCTCTTTCAAGTCGTCAAATTTTACCCGTTCCGCCGTGGTCTTGAAGTAGTCGGACAGCGCGGTCATGGTCACGGCCAGCTCTTCCTCCGGCGGAAGGCCCATGGTTTCCTGCGGTGAAACCTGTCCCTGCGCAAAGGCGTCTCGCTCGTCTCTGGCCCGGTCGCTGATACCGACGGTGTTTGGTACGCCCTCCACCGAATAATTAACGGTGACCGGATTGGACGCCACCACGGCCATTTTATAGTCGCCAATGCGCTTGATAACGTTGTGGCGCACCAAGGGCCGGTCGTTGCCGCACCGCGCCCCGTGCCACTGGTCGCCAATATAGAACCGCTCGTTGATTTTCCCTTGCTCGTACAGCCCTTTACGGCCCAAGCCGGATTTAAACGTCCGCCCGGCCTCGTATTCCGCAAATATCTGTTCCGGCTCCCACGGCTTTCTTTTCATGCGTATTCCTCCGTTCCCCTCCGGCGGTTCATGCGCCACCGGAAAGCATATAGAAGCCGCCGAGCGGTTTCCCACTCGGCGGCTGCGGATTATCGGGTATAGGCGTAGATGGTGTCCTGTAGGGATTTTTTGACGAACAGGTCGTAGTACAGGCGGTAGTCAAATTTCCAGGCGTCTGCCCTTAAGTTCTTGTCCGGCTCGAAGATGCGGACCTTCTCGGTCTTTTTGACCAGGGAAGCAGCCCGCTTCGGCAGCACCAGAATGCCGATTTTCTTTGCGCCGGAAGCCGGGACGAACCCGCCGGGGCGCTGGTCTGCACCGCTGGATCCGCTGTTGTCGGTCACGCCGTCATAAAACGTGTATGCCGTCTTCATGCGGTCGTCTGCTACCGGGATAATCGGCACGTCGTTCAGCTTCTTGACTTTGGTATTGATTTCGCCCTTGCGGAAATCGCTTACCATCAGCTGTCGGGAAAGCTCGGTGGTGTTCATCGTCGCCGACCAAACTTCGCTGTCAACAAAGCAAACGAGTTCCTCATCGTACCCGGCCACAGCCTGCACCTTGTTGATGGCCTCGGTAATCATTTTGTATACCTGGGAGGAGGGGGTACCGGTCACGGTGTGGGATTTGGTAGTGGCCAGGGTAGCCAGTTTGGACAGGACATACGCGTCCATTTCAGGCGACACCTTGGTGCGGATAAATTCGCCCATCACCTGTCCGGCCAGATTGGCGATACCGGTTTCGTCGTTGTCCTCTCGGTCAAGCTGGAAGGAGCGGCCGCGATCCATAGCCATCGTATAGGCCGTACTGGATACGGTCAGCGCACCGGTGACAAAGCCGTTGTCGCGGTCGTAGTTGCCGAGGCCCTGCATGTCCACATCCGGAATCAGTACAGTACGCGCCCCAACAAATTTGCTTCGCATGGCGTTGTCCGCGAAGAAACTGGTCTGAGCGGACTGAACCAGCGCCTTGTCCAGTTCTCCAGTAAGTTTAGACTGGAATTCTAAAGAATTGATAGTGCTTTCTGTAATAGCCATTATGTATTCTCCCTATCTTGCCCACACACCGGCCAGCATGGCGTCGATGGTGGGGTTTGTGGTTTCGCCCGCGCCCTCGGCTTGGGAACCAGCGGACGCTTTTGCCGCCTGCTCCTGTGTGGCCTTGGCTGCGGACACTTTTTTGCTTTCGGCGCGCTGGTAACGCAGATAGGCGTCGGTAAGGTTTTTGCCTTTTACTGCCGCATCCAGCACGGATTTGGGGACAGCGGAAAACTCCGCTAGTTCGGGAAATTCCTGCTGCAGCTCCACGAACTCATCGGCCAGCCTTTTGGCAAGGCCGGCCTTTTCTTTTTCCTGCGCGGCTGCTGCTTCCTTTTGCGCACTTTCAGCGGCGGTTTGGCGCTTGAGCTTTTCAGCATCAAAAAGCCGGTTTGCAAGCGCCTCGTTTCCGTCGCACTCCGCAAGGATAGATTGATAAAGCTGCTTGTCCTGGCTTTCCGCCAGGGCGTCCACCATCTCCTGCATACTCTTGCCGTTCGCCGCCGCCAAAAAGCGAATCTTTTCGAGCGTTGGGGATAATTCTTCAAACTTTAGACCCTTTTGCGCTAGGGATTGCGCCTCTTCTAACGAAAGCTCCCGGCTCTCATGATTGAACTGGATGGGGATGGTGATAGGCTGCTGCACGTCCTCCGTCGATTCCGCATCCGGTGTGGTGCCCAGAGCTTTAGCTTCTTCGGTCGTGGGTTCCGCTGCTGCGGTAGCTGTGCTTTCGGCGTCTTCCTGTGGTGCGGATTCAGCCGGCTGCATAATTTCGTTTTCTTCCATGATTTAATCTCCTCCCGCCCATGGTGAGGGCGTTTATTCCGTCGGCTCCTGTGCGGTGCCGTCGTAGGTTAAAAAGTTGGCCCATTCGCGCCGGAGTTTTTCGGCGGCTTGCTTATCGATGGCGCTGGCAGGCTCCTGGTTGCCCGTATTTGGCTTTTTACGAGTGGGGCCGTCTCTTGCCCGGCCAACCAGCAGACCGGTTAAAAACGCCGCCAGAACCCATCCAGCGGCGGCTATAATCCATATCACACATCCCACCCCCCTTGCATATCTCTTGGTGTTACCCCCGTCGGCGCATAGCCGCGCGCTTTCGGCTGGGCTTCTGCCCATGGGCGGATTTCGCTTTCCAGGCCATAACGAAGCGCATCCAAGCAGTGATTAAAAGCGTCAATCGGCTTATTGATATACTCCCCGGATTTCTTATCCTTCTGCCATGTGTAGTTTTCAAATTCTTCAATGGTACGGCTGCATCGTTCGTCTACAATAATTTCCTGCTGATTCAGCCACTGAATCCCATGCATGACACTGTCTGTGCCCTTTCTGGACGGTCGAATACGCGGAACACCCAGCAGACGGATTTCGTCTATACTTTTCTGTTCCGCGCAGTCTGCAATGATTCGTTCCTTGGCCAACCCTAAAGATTTTATCGTTGATGCTATCTTGTCGTTAAGCATTCCTTCGCCCTTGTATTCTCCAATAATAAAGACCTTGTGCTTGTGGCCGTCATACCACCCCCAGACAAGCGCAGAAGGGTCATTGATGTAGCCGAAATCTAATCCGCAAAAGAACTTAGCCCCTGCATACTCCGCCGCCGCAATTAGCCGCTTGGTCACACATGGGTATACCAGTCTGTCCAGCGTTGCAAACTCGCCCAAGGCGTAAATGCGATAATAGGCCGGGTTGCGCCGCTGCATATCCTCCAACATGGCGCAATAGTCCGCGGTAAGAAAGCGATTATCCTTATAGGTGGTCTGTATAACACTGGCGTTGTCAGGCTTTTTTACATAAAAATACCCGTATACCCAATTGGCCTTGGATACCGGGTTAAACATAAGATATATCTGGGGGTCTGGTTCGGTGGGGCGAAGCCGCAAATCCAACTGAAGAAAATCTTCTTCCGTAAGTTCCGTGGCTTCTTCGATAATTATGTCCGTAATTCCTGTGATAGATTTTATCTTTTCCGGATTGTCCATGCCCTTGAATATGAACATGGAGCCGTTATGCAAGGTTATTTGATAATCGGAACGATTGACCTTAGCCGCACCAAGGAATCCACTGGCTGATAAAAGGTCTAGCATCAACTGAAATATAGAATGTTTCAGAGTAACGCCTACTTTACGCACCACAAGCACCTTGCGCCGCCGATTTAGGGCTTTTAGTAGCATCTTCTGGCATGCACCGTAACTTTTTCCGCTGCCAGCGCCACCGTAGTATACCTCAAGGCGGCGGGAGTAATCGTCTATATGGTCATACACCCAAGAATTGAAGGCGTCGGGATTAAGTTGTCTCATTTAAACCATCCACTGTCTTCACTCGCTCGGCCACCCGCACTGCGCTCGCGGACATCGAAATAAAGCCGCATGGCCTGCACGTCTCCGGCCGAGCATTTTTTAATAAGGGCTTTCCAAACCGTGGCAAGTTCACTGTCTGCGAATTTATCAATTAAATCCGCTAGGTATTCCCTGAACTTTTCTTGCCCCATCCAGTCGTAAAAGGTGGTGCGGGCTACGCCTATTCCGTCGCATAGTTCCGTTATCGTCCCAGTAAATCCCGGATCCGCAAGCTTTTGCGCCATGCGTATCTGTTTTGGTTTTAACGTGAATTTGTCCGGTTTTGTAGCCATTTCCACCACCTCCCTTGCCTTATGTATCCCCAAGCCCACCCTCCGGCCGTTATGTCCGGCACAACAAAAATGCGCCCCGGATTCATCGTCCGGGGCGTTCTTCTCTTTTCCTACAATACCAGTTTACTTCAGCAGGGGCGGACATACAAGGACATTTACCGCCAAAGCGTGGAGCCTGCGCGTGTGCCTTGCGCTATATCCGATACGTTCGGCGGTTTCCTCAATAGTTTTACCGTCTATGTAGATATTGCGCAAGACGTCGCGTAGTTTATCATCCGGTATTCCGATAATACAAGACTCTATTTCGCGTCTAAGGTTTACTTTACGGTCTATTTCTCGGTCTAGCTCCGCGTCAATGTCCGCAATATGTTGCACGGCATCTAGTACCCTATCGCTAACGCCACCAAGATGCGGCATGCCCGACAATACGGGGGATACACTGACGGCCAGCGCCATCCATCTGTCTCTTTCAACAATCATCCTATTGATTTGGGCCTCTAGCATCAGATACTGCCCCAGATACTGCTTCTTTTCCTTGCTTGTCACCAGCCGCCCTCCTTTCCGCCTCCCGTTTAGCGCGCATCCGTGCATGATACGCCTTGCACACAGTTCGGATGTGCTGTACCGTATCGGCCACATAATCCCGCTTTCCCGGTTCCATGCACGGTGTTACGCACAGTCCGTCCGCGTTTGCCCATTGGCAGTGTGCACGCATACATTGTCTATAGCCTGCCTTTTTTAGCTTAACCGCTCTTAGCGGCCTTACCGCCTCCGCCCAAGCAGGTTTAAACCAATCCCAAAACTTTTTACAGACGTCGCTTTTGGCCGTACACCGTCTGCCCCTACTGCAACTTGCGCATGGGCTATTAGGCAATCGCATAATCATCGTCTCCCACCCCAGACGCAAGCTGCGAAGAACAACCCCACGCAGGCTCCTGCGCTTGCCGCAAGCAGCAGATACACAATGCCCAGGATGGGCGATATGCAGATAGTCATGGTGTGGCCCCCTTGCTAATTTTCTCTCCGAAACTGCAAAAATCATCCGGATTAACATATGGTTCCTTCACGCCGCGATCGTCGCCCGTCGGAACCCATTTCGGGTTTGCGCATATCAACACCCGCGGGTCGGTTGGAAAAGGCTCCGCGTATTTGCAGCATGCACAGTGGACTATGCTTATAATGTCATGTTCCATCGCCAAGCACCTCCAATAGTTTCACGGCCTGGTCGTATGTAATATTGTCAGCCCTGACAAAGGAGGCTCTATGTGCCGCCTTGCGAATAACCTCTCTTTGCCGGATAGCTTCAAGCGCTTCCGCCGTGGCCTCTTCCAGATGCGTTCCTCCGTGATTGCGCGGCCATCCATTTTGGTTGTAATAATCGCAGCCCACTTTGATTCTGCCGGTTGGCGTTACCTTGTCGACGGTTTTCACGGTGTCATCGCTATATATCCCCCTGTAGCAAACAATCACCTTATCCCCGGCTTTTAGGTTTTTAATCCAGTCGTTATTCATCTTTTTTCACCTCCAGCGGTTCTTGACACAACGCAAATACTCTGTTTGCAAGCCATAGCCCTGCCGTTGTTTCGCTTTCATATGGGCCAGATTCCATAAAGCCCACGGCTAAATTTTCGATTTGGTCTAGGCTGGCTTTGTATTTATCCCGTTCCGCCGTAATACTGGAAAGGTCGGATATGGTATTCGACCAGCTGTTCCGGACGCGGACGATTTCCGACTCCTTTTCGGCAAGCTGCTTCTCTACGATTTGGCAACAGGCTTCCATCCCGTCGAGCTCTCCTAGAGTCTCTATGTACCGGCAATGTTCGTGTTCGGCGGTTGCCTCTGTTTCTGCAAGCTGCTTCTCCAGCGCATCGATAGCGTTGGCGGCTTCGTCAACATCGTCAAGCACGTTGCAATTGTCCTGGTCACGCAGGCGCTTTACCAGTTCCTCATACATCCGTTATCCCTCCTCTGCCGGCTGGTTCAGCCAGTACACCGTAGCCTCTATGGCTTCTTCCTCTGCCACATAGTTTTCTCCATCCGCCGCGATAAACGGCGCGTAGGCATCCCAATCGTCATACCTGGTCATATGCGGCGCTAACGCTTCTGGGCTGGCTGCGATGCGTTCGAAATTGGTTATCGTCTTCGGCCTATACGCACCGCACGGCCAAGTAAATCCGCTCCCCTTGCAATCTTCGTATTTTTTGCAGTTTTCACACTTACCCATCCTGCACCTCCGGTTTCCGCCTGTAGGCAAGCCAACCCACTGCGTGCAACCCGTGTTCGCCGTTTCCCTTCATGCCGTAGTAGGTCGCATCCCATAACCCGTCGTTTTTGTCTACGCAGTCGGCACCCTGTGCTTTTTCTTCTCGGTTTGACCAAACACTAACCAGACACCATGCCACGTCTCCGATGCCGTCAACGCACCACACCGGCTCCCCATCCATCTTGCGCAGTTCTTCCTGCGTCAGAGGATCATTGCTATGCTGCTGGGCGCGTAGGGCAGAAAGCACTAATTTATTGATAGCTTTCGCCCTCAATGTGGAAGGGCTGAAATCCTGGGGGAACAAAACGTGTTCAAAGGTCTTTATCGCGTCTTCAATCGTGACGTTCGTCGCTTCTTCAATCGTCATCTTCGCCCGTCTCCTTTCGCGTCAACGCAACCAAAGCAGCACCAAGTCGAGCCTGGGCTTCCCGTCGTCGTATTTTAATCCGTTCATAGATTTGTCCTTTCAACTATCGCGTTACTCTGTCTTTCGGTCGCTGCTTGCGGCAATCGTCATAGTGGGCGCACTCAAACGCGCCGCAGGAAAAACATCTGTTTACATCGTCAGGGGGGGGCAACGCGTAACCACCAGCAATCACCCTTGTGCTTACAGTTGCCGCAGTAGTCCCGACGGTGGCAGCTATTGCATGTGCTTAATGCCATATCACTTCTCCTCCACGGTGATTTCCGTTCGTTTCTCCGCCCCATCCACGCGCCGAAGCACTAAATCTATCTTGCCAAAGCTGTCGTCCTCGATGATTCCGGCCTTGACCAGTCCGTCAAGTATCATCTTTCCGCTGTAGTTGTCCGGGTCTCTCCTGCGGTTATCGCCAAAACAGTAAGCCAGCGTCACAACGGAATGTTTGACGGGCTTTTCTGGCGTGGGTTTGCAGTACGACTTAACCAGCATAGCCCACGTCTTTTTCTGTGCTTGATACTCGCGGAAGTTGGTACGCCCGATAAACTGGTTATTGCTTGGCGGCACGTGCGGGATTATGTAGCGGTACGTCAAAACGGAAGATCATCCTCCCCGACAATTTCCTCAAAATCGGCCGCATCGGTGATGGAAAAGATGGAGGGCGTTTCGCTGTACTGGGGAATCTGGGAATCATACCGGGAGCCGCCGGACGGCGCTCCGCCTGCATTTTTGGATTCAGCAAAGAAAGCGTTGTCGATAACCACCTCAAAGGCCGTGCGTTTGTTGCCATTCTTATCGGTGTATCCCCTGGACTGTAGCGAACCTTGCAAAGCAATCCGCTGTCCCTTGTGGAAATACCGGCAGATGAACTCGGCAGTCTGCCGCCAGGCGACGCAGTTGATGAAATCCGCCTGACGCTGCTCCGAATCCTTGGGCTGGAATGCCCGGTCGACAGCGACGCTGAAGCTGGTCACGGCTGTATCCGTCTGGGTACGGCGCAGTTCCGGGTCAGTGGTAAGCCGTCCGAGTAAGCATATAACATTCATGTTGCATCCTTCTTTCCAAAAACAGGCACAAAATCTTGCACCGCCTTTTCATATTCATCCAGGTCGAGAGAGGAATCATCTATAGAGGTTGCAGCCTTCTTCCTTCCCGCCCGATTGTCATAGTTGCCTTCCAAAATCTTTGATAGGTTAGCCGGCTTTAAAATCCAATCAAATCCAGCGCACCACGCGCCACTCCGGCCTGCGAGGAAATCCGACGCCTCCACTTTTTCAAACAAGACAGTAAATCCGCCCGCTTTTTCTATTTCTTGGGCAGCGCGTTGGATCGCCTTTTTGCGCGGGTCGGTTAGGCTTTTAACTTTTGGCAATGATTTGCATACAGAATTAAAGATTTCTACAATTCGCCTACAATCAACGCGCGCGCCGACGCCAGTCGAGTTCTTTTCTATACTTTCCTCTCCTTTACTTTTCTTTTCTTTACTTTGCGGATTATCTGGCTGAATTACATTGTTAATCGGCTGATTTACGCCATTAATCGGACGATTAATAAATTTGTCAAGAATAATGCTCTTGGACGACAGCTCCGTCATTTCGCCTTCCGACAAAAGCCATATTCCAAAATCAATATCAATCGCCTTGCGGTCTACAGTGGCTTTGTAGAACACCTTCTGCACCCGTTTGGATGTTAGTATTTTGGCCCTGTAATGGTCGTCGCTAAATAGTCCACACGCCACCAGTTCCGCAACTATATCCGCGATTTCTTCTGTTGATACCTGATACTTACCAAATAAATATTGTTGTATCTCCCAAATTACGTCGTCCGGTTCGGAGTAGTCCAGGTAATATCCTTTGTCACCATAAATTAAATCAAGAAGAGCATCATACACCTCGTTGACCACATATCCGTGCTTCATTCTGGGCTTTCGGAATTTCCTGTCCTTCATCATGCCGATTTCTCTTGGATAATAATCCAGCCCCTGTTTATACGGGGCTCCCAATCACATCACCCGCCTTTTCTTTTGCTGTGCGGTAGCTGCACCAATCGGTAGAACATTGTTCTCTGTGGTATTTGCAGACCATACAATGGCGCATGCATACCGCCTGACGGTCAAACGCCTTACAGCGTACAACGCTCCGACCCGATGGCGTTTCGCCTATTTTCTTGCAAATTGGGCAGTTCACGAGCGCCCCTCTCGTTCTATTTGATTTTCAAGCAGCCGGATTTGCAGTTTGTAAATATTAATTGCTTCCAAGGCGGATTTGTAATTTACATCGGCACAGTCGCGCTTGAAGCGAAGATCTGCTATTTCAGCGGATCCTCGGCATAGGTCGGAAATAACGGTCACGGGTGTTCCTTTATCCCTCTCGATTAGGATTTTTTTAGACAACGCCACTCGGTAGTCATGTTCAGCCTTGGCGCGTTCTCTCCCTCTTGCTCCAAGTTGCCTTAAAGCGCTATCCACAAGCGATACTTTGGCCGAAAGCTCACTCATAAGGTCTTGCCCGCTCATAGATAATTCCTCCCTATAAGGCGCATAAAATCTTCCCGTGTATGGGTTTCCTCGTACTTTTCCTGACATTCGCGCTTTAGTTGTAAATCAAAAGCTCTGTCGAAGTGCACGCCTCTATCGCTCCCGTTGTGCAGGTCGGCGCGAAGCCATACCCAGAATCCGTTTCTGTCGGATACAGAACGGAGGCCATTGCCAAAGAAAATGTGATGCTTGTGTAATCCGGCTGTAGCGCCGGACACATAGCACTCCTTATTCTTTTGCAGAATTGATTTCACTGGCCGTCGCCTCCTTCAAAGCTTTTTCGGCCGCTTTTATGCATGACGTGCACAGCATTCTCCCATACCGTCGCTCTGAATATGCTTCGATTTCACGGGGTGTCCACAATTCTCCGTTTTTCTTACGAATCCCAACAATTGCACTTCCGCAGTCTGCGCACGGGGTTGGCTCTGCGCTGTCCGGCAAATCTTCCCCGGCGTAAATATACAGGCCCAACCCGTGCCGGGCAATGGCTTTAGTAAGCGAACGCTGAATAGCCTTATTGACCTCTGTGCTCGATACGTCGTTAACAGGTATGGATTGGTTGCGGTTGTTCATCACCGGCAGATATTCGATATGCTCCAGCCCATTCACCGTAACGCCGGTTTTTACCCAGCAGGTTTTACCGTCAGTGTGATAAAACCGGCCATTTCCATCCTCGTAGATGGTATATAGCGCATCTGGGTGCCTTTTTTTCAATTCCCCCCAGGCCCAAGCCCATGACAAGGCCGTTTTTGCTCTCGGTTTTTCCTGAAACATCTATGCTGTTCAGCTCACTGAAATAGTTATCCATATTGCCTCTCCTTACAAAAGACGGCGGCGTTTTTCGATACAATCCGGACACACCATAACGCCGCAAAAATCATAATATTCATCCTCGAATATTGGTTCCCCGCACCAGCCGCATATATAGTCAGGTTTTGCTTCCGGCCCCTCCGGGCACCCCGGCAGGTGCGGCCACGAATGGCACTCCTTGCACATTTTCGCTAGCCTCCAGTTCTTTGCAACGCTCAAACCAGTAGCTGCTGGTTTCTCTGGCCTGCTTAAGCTGCTCCCGAACATCATCCAATTCCATGATTACGTCCGCCAGCTTATTCAAAATCTCGGAGCGTTTTCGCTTCATTTGACAAATCCCCTTTCGCCCTGTATAATCAGGGTGTCATATTGTTTCCCCTCGCTGTCGCTGTCAGTGTTTGCGCCACTGGCGGCGACTTTCTTTTTATTCCAACTTATACGAAAGAACTCCATTTCTCAGCGCCCTGTTATATGCCGAAAGAATTACACGCGCGTATTTCAACGCCTGGTTTCTGGTGCTACTATCGGAACGGCCACGGCTTACAATCTCATCAGGCTGAAGCTTTGACAGCTGCCGAACGAACACTTTATCGTCCATTTCATTTTCGTAAGCCTTGACGAACAAAGCCGCCCCAGAAATTATGTACGAGCTGAGAGATGATGGCTTTCCTCCCCAAGTCTTCCGGATTATACGTAGCGTCCTGTACAAGCCGTCATACCCGAGTTGCTTATAGGCGTTCAAAACAGCACGAACAGAATTGATGTTGTTTGTGCAGCCGCTGCCGTTCTTATCTAGATTCCAAACAAAACCGTTCAGGCGCATCGCTTTTTGAATTTCCCTTACTCCATCGTCTTCCCCGGATTCTGCCAGCGCCCTCGTATCATCCGCAAGGCTCAGTTTCCTCTTGCTTGCGTCGAGCTGATGGTATAGCAGAGCCTCCTGCTCGTATGTAAGGCCGCTCAGTACCTTGCACTGCACCATACATTCGCGTCCGTTGTTCATCTTTTTAAGCGCCACAATCCTGTGCTGTCCGTCGATTACGTAGTATTTGCCGACGCGGAAATTTACTATAATCGGGTCAAGCAGCATAGGATTAAAATTGTCGATGATACCCTGAACGTTTTTTGCCTGAACTGGCCGCTGGTACCCTTGACCCGATGTAAGCACAGCAGTAGAAAGCTGCTTGTCGGTGTATGGCGTTGCACTGAAATCGGCTGGCATAATATCATCAATGCGTTTTTGGCTGTTCTTAAACATGACTGTCTTTCCTTTCCGCGAGGCTCTCAAGCTCCGCCGTGGCCGCTGATACGGCCATACTTATTTTTTTGATTTTTTTAAGTTGTTCATCCGTTAATGTAGCGAACGCATGGGCATAGTACGCGTCACGATACAGACTAAGTCCTTTCATAAAGGATGCCGCCGCAGCGCCATATTCCGCAAGCAGCATATCGGACGTACACGTGAAATCCTTTTCCGTATCCTTTATATCTGCTACGATTTGGCTCGTGCTTTTGGGCTTTACGAAATCATCAACGCTTTTTATCTCGCCGGACGCCAGCTTCTCTGCGGCTTCCAGCTGCCTATCGGGTTCCTTGATTCTGGACAGCTGCACCGCCTTGGACGGGCCTATGCCAGCGTCTCGTACTATCTCCTTTACATCCGGCTGCAGGTCTCTGGCAATTTGAATTTTGCGGTTGACATGCCTGGGTGATATGCCGGTTTTCTCGGCGGTGTCTTCGGCGAAGGATTTCATTTTGGTGGAGGACACCGTGTCCGCCACCTCATTATGCTGATTTCCTTTAAATGCTCCGCCTTCATAAGTGGCCCTTGTCTCCGGATGAAGCGCCTCGTAAATTTCCTTCCGCCGTAGAAGCTGCCCGGCGTGCTAAAACTTGCGGAAACTTGATTTTTTTTCACGCGCGCGGGGATGTTGTGATTTGTCAACCGGGGGTATGTGGAGCAGATGTCCCAGTGTTTACTCCCGCATCCGGTCGTATATGGTTTTCTCTCTGGGTGGAATTACCGGCGGTTCTTCAAAATCCGTCCCGCTCTCTACCTCCGGTTGCCTATTATCCGCCGTGTTTCGATGGCTCCGGGTTATGACGGTATGGGTAGCGCACATGGAACGAATCCGGTCACAGATGCGATCCCCCAGCTTTTGGCGCAGCCCTTGTACATCTTCGTTCGTTGTGATGATGATGGGGAGGCATTGATTATACCGGGAATCAATGATGTCAAACAGGCGTTCCCGCGCCCAATCTGACGGCTTTTCGGCTCCCAGGTCATCCAGCACAAGAAGCTTGGATTCCTGATACCGGCGGATAATATCCTGCGCGCTTTCGGAATCGTTGTAGGATGCCCTGAGTTGCTCCAGCAGCTTGACGGTTCCGACGAAGCGAACGCCTGTATAGATGGCGGTTCTACTATCGGCACCGTCTGCCACATCGTCGGGTATCGGTATATAGTCAATGATGGCATTTACCGCGGCGGCCGCTATGTGGCTTTTTCCGCTCCCAACACCGCCAATGAAAAGAAGACCCGTCCCGGTATTCTTGCCCTCTATGTACTCCTTGGCGAAACGCCGCGCAGCTTCAAAGGCTTCCTTTTGCCCGTCGTCCGGCTTGAAATTGCGGAATCTCTGCCGAACGGCCCGCTTACTCAGCCCGGAATATTCCCTCATGTTATTCCGGATGATTTCTCGCCCTTCTGCGATACGAGCCGCCCGCTCCATGGCCTTTTTTTCAGTCACGCAAGGGCATTCAAGGGGTTGACTATAATAAACGCCCATCAGCTCGGTATGACCGTATACAATCGGTTTCCCGCAGAACGGGCAACGCTCGGTTTCGCTCTCAACAGTATAGGCGTTCAAACGTATTCCCCCCATCCAGTATTTTTGTATCTGTCTGGGTCGGTGTAGTCCGGGGGAGAGGCCCCGGCCCTATTATCGTAGTTCCCCTCAAGAATTTTTGTGAGATTGGCTGGCTTTAGAATCCAGTCAAACCCGCAGCCAGTCCAACCGCCATTCCGGCCAGACAGGAAGTCGGACGCTTCCACTTTCTCGAATAAAGCAGGGAATCCCCCAGCTTCCTCTATCTGTTTAGCCGTTCTTTTGATGGCCTTCTTTCTCTGCTCGGTTATATTCCGGACTTTCGGCAAGGAGCGGCATGTGCTATTGAAGGTTTCCACAATGGATTTGTAATCCAGGGGGGCGGGGGAGTCATCGCAAGGTGACAAGGTATCGTTAGATACCTCTATACTAACCTTACCTATCCTATCCTTACCTATCCTATCCTGTGTCAACGAGCCGTCCACGGAAGTGTCACACGTTCGTGACGAGCACAAAAAAGACTGTGTATATGCGCTGTTTTCGTCTAATTCAAGCGTAGCTTTTTCCTGTTTGTACTTTGTCTCGTTGTATGTATCTTTGCGAATATAGTTGTGAATTTTCCAGTGCTTGATAACGACAACGCCGCTTTCAAACGGGATAATGAATTTCTTGAGGATTAGCAGCTTTAAATCGTCCTCGCCGCTGCCAATCATCCGCATGATCCGCTTGGGATTATTGATAAAGCCATCATCATCCGCCCGCATAGCCAAATGGAAATACAGCATCTGTGCCGTTGCCGGCATTTCAAGAAAAGCGTCGCTGTCAATGATGGTTTTTGCGAACATTCTACGCTCTGCCATTGGTATACCTCCGCTGTTTGTGCTTAAAATAGTCGCAGGTATCGGAATCGTCGCTGTGTTCTTCATAAAGTGAGCACCATATAATCCCGTTTCCTCCCCAGGCTGAAAAGAAACAATTTTTGCAGATTCTAGGCAATTGCCTCACTTTCACCTTCATGTACTTTCGTTCACTTCCTTGTCCGCGTTGTCCCTTGTAAGTGCCTGCACGAATTGAAAGACCATTTTTATATCCCGCTCGTTGTCGATGGAATCCAGCATCTGAATTATGGCCGCGACGTCAGGAGAGTGCGGCGCTTCAAATTCATCCAGTGCGCTTTCCAGGCACTTAAGGCACGTGAAAATCTGGTCGAAAGCTAAATACGCAAGCGTCGAATGGGCTTTTACAGTCGACAGATGGTCTAAAAGACACTCAAGTGTCGCTTTGGCCCGCTCAGCCGCTACGATTCCGCGTTCGATGGTGTTCATGATGTCAGCCATGGTTCTGTACCTCCATTCCATTCAGATAGGCCAGCCAGGTGGGCGTGATGGAATAAACGGCGTCGTTGTTTTCAAGGTCGATTAAAACACGCCTGCCGCTTGTCTGCTTTGGGCGGCGCGGTTCTTTCGCCCGCAACCGCGCAAGGTGCGCTTTCTGCTGGGCGATAACAGCAGGGACATCTTCATCGGGGTAATACTCAGGGTGATCCTCGCGGTTTTTAATGCAGCCCTCTACCCACTGAATATCCGTGTCCGTTTCTATCATGGGTAGAAATATGTCAGTGTCCTTCACTCGGCAATAGCCGACAATCGGAACGCCGCTGATAGTTCCACATCTAGTATCCATATCTTTATTTCTCTCCTTGATTCCGGGCGGCCGCCATGGTATAATAGCCACAGCGGCCGGTTCCGGCTGTTTTATTGGTTGGCGTCTGTGGTTTCCTTGGTCGGGGACACAGGCGCTTTCTTTTTTTCTTCCGGGCAGTACAGCAGCCACGCGAGATAGGCGACGATTTTCAGGAGTTTTTCATTTGGCCTTGGGAATTCGTCGGGATGATTCTCGGCGCACATCATCATTTCCTTGGCCGTGGCGTCAACGTCCCAGCCGAAATCCCCCATAAAATCAGCCACAGAAAGAATGCACTCGGTCATTGCTTTGCTCGTCTCCGGGTCAAACGCCTCGCTCTCTTTGGCGAATCCGGCGTTTTTGATGCGGGTATCGCCAAACTGAACATAGTGGAAACTGGACATATAGTCCGGCATGGTAACACTGATTTCCTTCACGGCCATTCCCTCCTAAGCCATTGTTTACACTCCGACAGCGTGTCAAATTCCTCCGTCCAGGCGTTTCCGTCCCGGTTGTCTATCCCGATATATCGCCCGTTTTCGAGCGTCCAGAACAGCCCTTTGCGGCCACGAAGGGCTATGATTTTGTGGGCTTCGTTCTGGCTGACACACGTTATAGGGTTAAATTCCATCTACTCCGTCTCCTTTTTTGCGCTTTCTGCGCCATGCCTCAAAAGCCACCCGGTTGCTGGGATTATCGTAAAATCTTTTTACGGCGGCCAGGGTGTCCCGCGCAATGTATTTGGCGGTATGGTCTGGGATGGATTCGGGGGAGAGGTGTACCTCCTGGCCGTCAATAGCTGTCCACATGGCTATATCCCTCCCTCCAGTATTCCGGCATCAGCACCGTCTTTATTGTATAGGTGGATTTCCCCGTCTTCTCCTAAAGCCGTTGTATAGGCGTTTCCCCAAATTTCCGGAAAAACCGCTTGTAAAGCATTGTGCGCCGCCGCTCTTGTCTCCGGCTTGTGCTGTATCTGATATAGAAAACGCTCTTTTGCCAGATGGGTAAAAGGGGCGTCAACATCATCCTCGATGAATCCGGATCCGGTATCCCTGTAGTCGATGTTGTAGACGAACGCCAGTTTCTCGAATGAAGTGGCATCCTCTGGGTCGAGTAGCTCGGCGCGCACATCGTTTGGTCGGCGATTGCAAAGGTTGCAAAACTCCTCGAATGTTGCGCCGTTTTTTTGCCAGAGCTTCA